TACACCTATATCTAATCAATATGCTGCTATTGCTGCGCAATCGTGTGACAATGTAGGATTGCCTTGGGAATACTTTAATGGGTTCCATAAGCAAACTGGTAAAATGGCCTTTGGTCAACTAGGAATTAAAAACTTACCTACCGAACCATATAGGTTAATGGAAAATACTCAAAATGGCCAAAAGGCAATGTGCTGTACAGCAGGTCACTTTGGTATTTGGAAAAAGATTGCTGAAGGACCGGACCAAGCTGCGGTAGTACTTGAGCATGATGCTATTATGCTGCAGCCAATTAGTTTAAATATACCTGAAAATAGAATAGTAGTACTTGGGTATAAACTAAACGATCCTAAAAGATATGATTGGATAAAGGCTGGACCTCCTAAAACTATTATTGATATTAAAGGACACGAAGGTGCTCATGCATATGCAATGACTAAATCCACTGCTATTAAGTTGATTAAAGAAATAGAACAAAAAGGTATTAGAAGTGCAGTTGATAATGACTATTTTATATTAGGACAACGCCGTACTGAGATACCTTTATCAATCATGTCGCCCACTCCTGCGATGGGATGGCTTAGAGAGTCAACTATTTGGGGTAAATCGGCTGCTAGAAACTATGATTTCATACCTTCTTTTCAAAGAAATTATAAATAAACACATATATGTTTGTACAAACACGGGACAATTAGTATGGCTAAGCCAGACAAAAAGAAAAAAGTTAAAGGTTTTAAAGAGTTCGACGGAAGTAAGTATATCAATACTGAACCTGTTCTCGATGAAGCTAAAGCGGGAACTGTAGTTATTGCATGGGGTCGTATGAATCCTATGACTGCAGGTCACGAAATGCTCGTTAAGAAAGTTATTGATGTGGCTAAGACCGAAAAAGGTACTCCACAAATTTACTTATCACATAGCCAAGGAGCAAAAAGTAAAACCGGCAAAGGTGCGGTTAATAAAGATCCATTAGCATATGATGATAAAATCAAATTTGCTCAAAAAGCTTTTGGTCCCATTGTTAAGAAATCTCCAGCAAAAACTATCATACAATTACTTAAACTACTTGATAAGCAGTTTGATAAAGTTGTATTAGTGGCTGGATCTGATAGAGTCAAAGAGTTTAACAATACATTAAATAAGTACAATGGAAAAGAATATAAATTCAGCGAACTTAAAATCGTGTCAGCAGGCCAAAGAGATGCGGATGCCGATGATGTATCAGGAATCTCAGGTACTAAAATGCGTGGATACGCTAAGACAGACATGAAAAAATTTACTGCAAACTTACCGAAAAAATTAAAAGGCGACGCCGAGAAAATTGCAGCGTTAGTAAATAAAGGCACTCAAATGACAGAAGAATCAAACTTAGATGAAGCTTTATCACGTCAACAAAGACGTAAAAGAGGTCTGGCAATGAAAAAAGCTAGATTTAAAATTGCTCGTGGTAGAGAAAAGGCTAAGAGAAAAACTGCATCTATGGAGGTTCTTAAAAAGAGAGCACGTAAGGCAGCTATTAATATTCTTAAAACAAAGTTTTCTAAGTCAAGAAGATATGCTGATATGTCTGCTGGTGAAAAGGAAGTTATCGATAAGCGTATTGAAAAAGTAAGTAAACAGCGTATCGATGCAATTGCTAAAAAGCTTTTACCAAAAGTAAAAACTGCTGAAAGAGAACGTCGTTTAAATCTAGCTAAAGGTGGTTCTTCAAAACAAGAAGAAGTAACTGAAACAACTGGAGCATATTTCAAAGGCGTTGAAAAAGAAAAAAGAGATGATCGTGAACGCCACTTTGATCGCAATGCTAAAAAGGCTGATGACGATGCTTCAGCTTATAAGCCAGCACCAGGTGATAAAGAAGCTAAAACAAAAGAATCAAAGCATACTAAAAAAGCACGGGCAATGGGTTACATTGAAGAGCTTGTATGGGAAGACCTTGTTGAAGGTTTAGACGAAGCAATGTGGGGCCAAAGAATTAGTAAAAAACCACATATGTTAATGGATAAAAATAACAAAGTTAAATTCGATAAACGTTTTAAGATGTATAAACCAAAAGTACAAGAAGATTTAGATCTTGGCGACATTAAAGATTTAGCAAATTCAACTGAAGATTTTATAACAGAGGAAACTGAAATGCGTTCATTTAGTCAATTCATTAAAGAAGATTGGGTGTGCGGCCAATGCAGTTGCGATCCATGTACATGTGGTGAAGAAAATCTTTCCGAAGATGCAGCTGGAAAGTCTTTAAAAAGTAAAGCAGAAAAATCAGGTATGCCAGCTGGTGTTCTTCGCCAGGTTTATAACCGAGGTGTTGCTGCATGGAAAACAGGTCACCGCCCAGGAACAACCCCTGAACAATGGGGACATGCTCGAGTAAATTCATTTATTACTAAATCATCTGGCACATGGGGCAAAGCTGATAAAGACTTAGCTGCTAAAGTACGTAAGGAAGAAGTTGAACTTGACGAAGTACTTGATACTCCAAAGGCTATGAACAGCTATAGAAATAAAGCTAAGACAAGCAAAGACAAAGCCACTAATTCTGCGGTAGCAAATATTCTTCGTAAAGGCGACCATTCAGCAGATCTTAAAACTCGTGCTAAGCGTGAAAAAGGTTTGAAAATGGCTGATCGTAATGCTACTAAGAAAACAGTTAAAGCATTACGTGGAGAATCAATTGAAGAAAAGAATGGCTTATGGGCAAACATACATGCTAAAAGAGCTCGCGGCGAAAAGATGAGAAAAAAAGGTGAAGAAGGCGCACCAACTCCTGAAGCTATTAAAAGAGCTCAAGAATCTTTTAGTGAAGACCTTGATGCTATCATGTCAAACCTTGATATGGTAAACGAGGTTGCTGGAGCAGGTGAGCAAGGCACTCCTGAATTAACTAAAAAATATAAAAAAGACACTCCAATGGAAGATAAGAAATGATAAGGTTTAGCCAATACATTTCTGAAGGTGTTAAGCTTAAGTATATCCGTGACAAAAACATGGGTGTACTTAAGATGTGGAACAAGGGTGATAAGAAATGGGTAGAGTTACGTGGCAAGCCAGATTTTGAACGTAGTTTTGATCCCAAAGATCCATTACACAATGCAATTAAAGATCTCGGTAAAGCAACTAATATAGCAGACTTTACTAATGGAGAAGAAGTAAGTATTAATCCAAACCATCCAGATGGCAAGAAAGCCTTAGCTACAATAAAAAGGTTAATGAAATGAAAACATTTAAACAGTTTTGTGAAGGTTCAGAAACATGGGAAGCTGGTTATAAGCGCCGTGTTGTAAAAACAACTAAACCCGAACATAAAGAAGCCGGACATAATTGGCGTATTAAAGGCAAAGATAGACCAAACATTTCTATTAAGCTATACAAAGAAAAGCCATCGCAGGCTGAATTTAATAAACAAATGAAACGAGTAGCGGGGCACGAGTTCGGTGGATAATTTTAAAAGATATACAGAAGAACGCATTGATCAAATTTGTGAGGAATGTGATCTATACGAAGATTTAGTAGTTGAGGAGTCAGAGTTTGAAGGACGCAAAGTAAAACTCAACGATCCTATTAGAACTTCTGAAAATCCTAATAAGAAATTTAAAGTATATGTTAAAAACGAAAAAGGAAATGTTGTTGTAGTTCGTTTTGGTGATCCTAATTTATCTATTAAAAGAGACGACCCAAAGCGTCGTGCATCATTTAGAGCTAGACATGGATGTGATAATCCAGGTCCTAAATGGAAAGCAAAATATTGGTCATGCTACCAATGGCGTGCTGGTGCTAAAGTAGATAGTTAAATAAATATAAGAAAAAAGGCAACCCTATGCAAAATTTTAAAGACCACATTTCAGATATGTATATTATAGAATATGCAGAATCACAAGACATTGATATTAATGAACTTACCGAAGAAGAACTTAATGAGTTAATCGGTAAAGCAATTGGTGGTGCATTTAAAATAGGTGCTAAATCTGTTGTAGGTGCAGCTCGGTTAGCTAAAAAAGGTGCTAACAGAATGTCTGCTTCAGGTAGAGCTGATGCTGCTGAGAAAAAAGCGGATGCAATTGAAAAGAAAAATGCAGATCGTAAACGCATTAGGGATGCTAAAGCGAGAGTGGTTGCAGCTAAAGCAGCAGCAAGAGAAAATAACAAACCCGCAACAGCATAATATAAATAGAATTACAAAACCCAAACTAGGAGAACTAAAATGGCACTATGGGGAAAAACAGACGTATTAGCAAGTGTTCCAACATGGTTGGAAGATGCAGCGTCAAACACAAACAAATCAAACGATCGCGATAATGCAATCTTTATCTCAGATGAAGAAGCAGCAGTTGCAGCTAACCGTGCAAAAGGTCTAACAGGACCAGGTTGGTGGTTGTATCACACTGCAGGCGGACGTCACTTTGCTGAGTGTTTGGTAGCAATGAAAGGCGGAACATTAGCACTTGCAGATACAGGCGATGATGGTGTTACCGGCGATACTGCTGACGAAGACTTAATCGCAGCTGATACTTAAAAACAATAATTTATTATGAAATTGACAGAATCAACCTTTCTAATATATGCGGCGAAATCTTATGAAAATCCTCAATGCTCTGATGTATCAGAGTTCGAAGAAGATTTAAAACGGTTTCAATATCTTCGTAAACTTTTTGGACGATATAGACAAGACGATGATTTAAAAGAGAGGTTGATTCTAAACCACTTGATAATTATATATAATGTTTTTGGTCCAGAAGCTACTGATATGTTGTTTATGAAACTACATGAATATCACGAGTTTTTAAAACCTTTTGTTGAATATTTGAATTTTATGCCGCCAGTAATTCAATACAGTGATGTAGTTTTAAGTGCGAGCAATATCACTTCAGATAAAGTTATTGAAGAAAAACTCAAAGGAATATGACCAATGGTCGTCGATTTATTTTTAGTATATCAATTTGTTAGAAGACTTGCAACACCATTTAATAAATGGGAAGCTTATAATCAAGGCATAATTGATGATAAAGGTAACATCCTTATAAAGAAAAAAGACCGTACCGCCAAGCAGAAAAAGGCGTTTGGTGTCTTTGATATCATGGTTACTAATATGAAGAAGCTGTTAGCTAAGGTGCCAGGAGGTAGTTCTCGACTGGCATCATATGCGGCTGCGCTTTACCTAATTAAAGAACACAAAGCATTTACAGAAGAATCAGAACTTGATACATTAACTGAACAACAGATTAATGAAAGTATAGATTTATTTTGTATTGGATATAATCATTATACCACACTTTCAGAAGATGTCAACGGTTTTTTTGATGAAATTGAAGAAGCTCGTAAACCACAACCTCCTAAGTGGAAAAAGGCTGGACCTAATGGTGAGAAAGAAATTACTTTCCCAACTGGTCGCCGATTTAAAATAGAAAAACAACTTGACCAAGATGAACGCCATAAAGGCGAATGGAAAGTCATGGAATGGGATAAGCGCTCACGTGATTGGGAATGGCATGAGACATTTAGTCCACAATGGTATGCTAAAGAAAAGGTAATGGAAATGGGTAAGTATGATTCTAAAGGCAAAAAGGTTACTGAGTCAGCAATTAATATGCGTGCTATAAAACTTATCAATAAAATTAAAAAGTCTGGTGTTGTTAAATCTGGATCTATGTCAAAAGAAAACTCTAATAAAGTAGACACAAAACCAGAGATAGAAGAAGATGCACCAGCTAATAACGTCAGCGGTGGTAATATTGCTGGTATGGACGGCGGCCACATGTCAAAAGCTGGTCAAAAGAAATGGACATCAGGTAATAAATCTGATAAAAAGAAAAGACTAAGAGATATTATGGGAGATAAATTATGATTACTTTAGAACAATTTACAGCGATGATTCCAAAGAACAAGAATCCTGAAGCTTGGTATGATGCCGCTGTTCCTGCGTTTGAAAAATATGATATTAATACAACTAATAGAATTGCTGGCTTTATGGCACAATGTGCTCATGAGTCACTAGACTTTACTAGACTAGAAGAAAACTTAAACTACAGCGAAAAAGCGCTCAACTCAGTCTTTGGCCGTTATTTCGGAAAGGGCAAAAGAGATGCTAAAGAATATGCGCGCAACCCTGAAAAGATTGCGAACTATGTTTACCAAGATGAATTCCGCAGCAAACGAGGCGCTATGGGCAACACCACTGCCGGTGATGGGTGGAGATTTAGGGGCCGTGGCATTAAGCAACTTACAGGTAGAAACAATTATACAGCGTTTGGAAAATCAGTCGGCATGTCAGCAGAAGAAGCAGCAGACTATGTCGCAACCGAACGAGGAGCTCTCGAGTCAGCATGCTGGTTCTGGGCAACAAACAAACTTGACAAATGGGCCGACAACGGTGACATCAAAGGATTAACTAAAAAAATTAATGGTGGTACCATTGGTTTAGAAGATCGTACCCGTCGTTGGGAAGAAGCATTAGCTATCCTTGGTGGTGAAGTACCAACTCCTAAGAAAACTACATCTTCTGCAGTTCGTACACTTCGTAAAGGAATGCAAGGTGACGACGTTAAGAAAATGCAAAAAGCTATTGGCGTAGGTGCTGATGGAGATTTTGGTCCAGGTACGCTAGTTGCTGTTAAAAAATGGCAAAAGCTTAATGGTTTAGTCGCGGATGGTATCGTTGGACCAGCCACACAAGCTAAAATGTTCAAATAATATAAATAAGAGAATAGAAACCTAATAGGAGGACATCATGTCTTTAGAAAAAATCGCACAAATGGCTTTGGAAAATAAGCCAATGGAAATGAAAGAAGCATTTGAAGAAGAAATGCAAACGCGCATCCAAGCTGCTTTAGAAGAAAAGTATAAAAAAGCTATGAAAGCTGAAGCAGACGAAGACGAGGATGACGAAGAAGATGAAGACGAAGATGAGGATGACGACGAAGACGAAGATGAGGATAAAAAATAATTAGCTATGGCTAAATTATATCTTTTAGTTATAGTCGTTGGTATTTTTAGTGCTATTGGCTATGGAGCTAAAAGTTACTATGAATGGTCAGAAGCGACTATTTCAACACTTCGTGAGAATAACGTTAAGTTAGCGTCTGCAGCAGAAACACTACAAAATACAGTGGATCAAATGGTTGCAGACGCTCAACGCAACGAAGAACTCAATCAAAATCTTACAAAACAATTAGCAGAATCACGCGAGTATTTAAACACTTTGCGTAACAAATTTGCGCGTATTGATTTAACTATGGAAGCCTTACAGGATCCTGAAAACTTAGAGGAAAGGGTACAGCGTGCAGTTGATAGACTTATCCAAGACATCGCTGAAGATACTACTGCTCCTGGTGACGACTCTAGCACTGACGGCGTGCGGGATGAGGACACCGGAACCGACAGTAGTAGTTCAGACTGAATATCAAAAACAAAATATTCCGATCCAAGCTAGACCACCTGTGGTAGAGTTTCCTCCTGTTGAGTGGAGTGTTATTACTGAAGATAACGTTGATGCAAAAATGGAAGAGTTAAAAGGACAAACCGGTAACTTTGTCGTATTTGCAGTAGGTCCTAAAGGTTACGAAAATCTGGCAATAGGTATTGGCGAATTAAGAAGATATATTAATGAGCAAAAAGCTATAATTCTTTACTATGAGGAAGCGTTAAAAGAATAAATATTGACATATATTATTAGTTGTGGTATAATGGGGGTAACAAGTTGATATCCCCTTTTTTCAATTAATGAACAAGGAAATAGGCCATTGGCAGATAAATGGGAAACAGACATAGCCTTAATTAAGGCTGACCTAAAGTCAATGAATAAATTTTTTGGGAGAGTTGAAAACTCTCTTGAAATGATGGCTGAGCTGTCTAAAAACGTAGCAGTTCAGAATGAAGTACTAGATAATACTAAAGACAAATTAGAAGATGTTGAGAAGTTGTGTGAAGAGACAAGACGTACTGACGAACTAAGGATGACTGTTCTTTCAGACCGATTAGAAGAATATAGACGTTCAGCAAGAGAGGATCACCAAAGATTGGCAGATCATAACGCAAGCAAAAGAACAGAAAACGTTAAAGAAATATTAGATAGGCTGGATCAAATGGAAAAGCAACTCCATCAGCGTATCAATGACCAAACCAAAAGAGTAAACGCA